TGCTTCGGCATCTCGAAAAGAGCTTCACGGAAGAGTGGAAGAGATGCAATTCCATATCTTCGATTTTAAGATGCCTCGTCCGCAGTATGAACGACTCATCTTTCTTTTCAATAAAACTTTCCTCCCGCCACTCCATTTCGTCGACACTCGACTTCTCATCTCTGGAGATTGGCGCGAACCCCTACAGGAGTACATCGACAATGGATACGAAGGAATCATTCTCCGAGGCTACAACGCCGAATACACCGAAAAGCGCACCCCCTTCCTCCTCAAATACAAACCCACCGAGGAAGATCACTATCGCATACTCGACGTCATCGAAGGAGAGGGGTGGTGTCAAGGAATGCTTGGCGCTTTTATCGTCACTGGAGATGACGGTACTCCGTTCCGAGTGGGCAGTGGAAAGCTTCTCACTAAAGCTCGAAGAAAATCTCTCTGGGAAATTCGTCATACGCTTACCGGAAAGATCCTACGAGTAAAGCACGAAGCCCTCACCACTACCAAGGGAATTCCAAAATGCGCTGTTGCATTGGACGTTATTGGAGTAAACATTTAAATGAGAAAGGTCACTTCTTGACTTTTCTTAAAGGAGAAAGAAATGGAGATTAAAAAGATTATTTCTCAGCATCGCCGGGACTTCACAGCAATTTACATTTGTGAGCATTGCGGTCACGAGGAGAAAGGAAGTGGGTACGACGATGGATACTTTCATAATGTGGTTATTCCAGCAATGAAGTGCAAAAATTGTGGAGAAGTTTCGAGTGGTAAAAGTGCTCCGAGAGCACCAAGATATGCTGACGACGCCGTAATTTAACTTTACAATTATTTTAAAATTCTTTAAAAAAAGTGTTGACAGCCGATTAAAACCGTGTATGGTTTATTTATGTTGTTCAATGGAACATGCACAATTCAAAGTGGGAGGGAGGCAGGTATGTAATGAAGCGACTGTATGCGCGTGTCAGCGACGACGAGTACCGCGACTACAAAGTCGCTATCGCGTCAGCCGGCCTAACTGTCGAGGTGGCAATCCGCAAAGGATTAAATTTACTTCTCTTTAACCCCAACCAAACTCAAGGAGTTTATCATGTCGGAAGTACAGGAAGTCAAGAAGACCAAGAAGCTGGCCAAGGAAATTGAAGGCTCTGTCGTCACCATCACCGTCGAAGGTGGCACTCCCATGCAGTTCGACTTCGCCACCCTTCCCAAGGACATCCGCGTTAAGTTCGGCCCGTTCGGTCTGGGACATAAGCTGGGCGATGCCGCTGCTGGTAAATCCGGCGCCGAGGCTGAAGAGTCCATCACCAAGGTCTGGGAAGGCCTCATGGCTGGTGACTGGACGACTCGTGCTCCCGCGGCTCCCAAGCTGACCAAGAAGAACATCGCTGAGAACCTCGGCAACCTCTCCGAGGACGAAGCTGCCGCGGCCAAGGCTCTGCTCGAAAAGCTTGGTATCAAGCTGTAAGACTTTCTGGAGGGGCTGTCGAAATACCAACTTCAGCCCCTCCGTAAAGTCCTATTAACACTTTAACCTTCTTTCCCAGAGTCCGGCATAAGGCCGCTAGGCAGCACCAACGTGATGTGTGCCACTGGGATACACAAACAACAGTGAGAATTATCATGAGTGCCCATCTTATCATTTCCGTCCAATATCAGGAATACGCTATCGAGCTAACTCCTGATGTCGCACAAGCAATCCCAGCAATTCTCGCCGCGAAGAAATTAAAGCACAAGCACGGTTCCACCTTCGAGGAGGAGCCAAGCAAGTCTGACATCAAAATCTCTATTGGCGAGGTTGAAAGTGGAAACAACTAACGGTAAGCTCCACATCGACCACTCGCGACGCTCGTGCGCTTCGAGTTGTCTTCGCAAGTATTACTGGCGCTACGTCAGGAACCTTGTTCCAACCATGGGCTCCAATGCTTTGCGCTACGGCAGCACTTGGCACGGTTTCCTCGACGGCTTTTACAGCACCATCAAAGACGGCGGCTGGGCTTCCTCCTACTCCGCCTTCGAAGCAGCGTTTTCACACGGCAAAGCTACTTGGGAAAAGGAATCATCCGAGCAATCTTTTTACGAAGATGACTACCGCACCTTCGAGAACTGTACAAAAGCAATCCTCGAATACAACAACTACTACCAGATGGACAAGGAAATGCTTCGAGTAATAGACATCGAAAAAGCCTTTTCCATCGAATTCCCTGACTTCATCTTCGACGGCAAGCTTGACCTTCAAATTGAGTTGAACGGTGTCAACTGGCTCATGGAACACAAAACCACTTCCCAGTACATCACCACCCAAGCCGAGCGCATGAACCGTGCAGCACAAACAATCGGTTACTGGAACGCCTGCCGCATCCTCGGCTTTGAGATGGAAGGAATACTCATCAACTTCCACCAGCTCACTTCCCGCAAGAACAAAGCTGGCTCATGGGGCGAGCCTACTATGGCCTTCCAGCGAGTCCCGCAACTCTACACCAAGCAGAACGTCGATGACTGGTACACCCACTTTGCTTGGGAAGTCCACAACCTTGAGCGTTGCTACAACAGCAACATCTGGCCCAAGAACTACGACTCCTGCTACCAGTTCGGTCGTTGCGGATACCTCCCGCTGTGTGATCAGTTCCGTCCTCTCGGTGAAGAACAACTTTCCCACTTCATCGAGAAGAAATGGGATGTCAAGAAAACAGTTTCGGAGGTGATTTATGCCGTCGTGTAAAGATTTAACAGCCGACACCACTTTCCTGAAGTGCATGGTCATTGGAAAGGCTGGAACTGGAAAGAGCGTATTCGCTTCCAGCTTTCCCACCCCTGCGTTCCTCTTTGACTTCGACAAGGGCGCACTGACTTACCGCGGAAAGGACGTAGATTACGAGCAATTCCCACTGACTTCCGCCGGGTGGACAGCATTTGAAAAATGCTTCTCCCAAGTTGAGAAGGACGTCATCGCTGGGAAATACAAAACTGTCATCTTCGACAGTGCTTCAACCCTTACTGACCTCGCTATGGAACGAGCTATGATGCTCGACCCCAAGCGTAGCGCAACCCAAGGCCCACTTTGGAACGTCCACTACCAGATGGTTCGCAACCTCGTCGAAGGGCGCATCCAGAAATTCGTCAACCTTCCGTGCAACCTTGTCCTTACTGCCCATGTTGACATCGTCACAGATGCAGAAAGCGGAGCAGTCATTGACGCCCGCCCGCTTCTCACTGGGCAGTTGTCAATCAAAATCCCTGGGCTCTTCGACGAAGTCTACTTCGCCACCGCCCAGACCAAGGGAAAGGACACAAACTTCTTCCTACAAACAGTCCCGAAAGGAATGTTCGCAGCACGCTCCCGCATCAGTGGAAAGGAACGACTCCTTCCTGACTTCGTTCCTAACGACTACAACGAGATCATGAAGCTGGCAAATACTCAGTCCACATCCAACATCAAAGCATAACCCTTTAACCAGTAAGACTTACCACTTACCACAGGAGAATTACCATGTCTACCTCCAAGCCCGGCGATTTCGATTACCCTGGTGTCCCCGGTGAAGGCGCAGTGCCCAACATCACTACCGACTTCAACCTCGACGACGAGTACAAAGCCGATCCTATCGTCCCCCAGGGAACCTACTTCGCCAACGTCACGAAGGTCTGGTTCGACGGTGAGAAGAACACCATCAACTGGAAGCTCGTTCTCGACGGCAACGAAGCCGTCATGTCCGACGGCGAAACCCCTGTCGATGGCGTCGCGCTGACCTACAAGAACTGGCTCCCCAATCCCGGCGACGAGCACACACCCAACTCCTCCGGCAAGTCCACCAAGCGCCAGACCAAGATCAACATGCTCAAGCGTTTCGCCGACGACATGAAGATCGACATGTCCACTCCGCAGATGATTCAGGACGCCCTCCTGAACCACGAGTGGGTTGGCATCCGCGTCCAGATGGCCGTCACCCTGCGCGAGTACGAAGGCAAGATCTTCAACGACATCAAGTCCATCCGCGCGGCGGAGTAATCAAGGGTTGTTGTAAGAAACGTCACTAATTGACCTTTCTGGAAGGGCCGGGGATTGAAAGGTCTCCGGCCTTTTTAAGGAGAAGAGAATGGCAAAGACCCTTCGAGTTCGTCAAGACGAAATCCACAAAAACGCTGTCCTTCACGGCTGGTGGGATGGCGTTTCTACTCCTGAGGAAAAGCATAAACTTATTCCTGAAAAGCTGCTCCTCATAATCACTGAAGTCGCCGAAGCCACGGAGGACTACCGCAATGGCAGCATGGATACTTTCCTTGGGGCTGGTGGAAAACCTGAAGGTTTTTGGGTTGAGGTGGCTGATGCTGTTATTCGTATCCTTGATCTGGCTGGGGCTATGGGAGTTGACCTCGAGCATATTATTGAAGTGAAACATGAGTACAATAAAACTCGTCCTCATAGGCATGGAGGTAAAATCATATGAGCAGCATCATCCATTCCCCAAATCACTACAAACAATTCGACAAAGAAGTGAAAGACATTATTCGCTTTGTACTTGGAGATGAAGGATACAAAGCATACTGCCAAGGAAACGAACTGAAGTATCGCTTGCGAGCTGGGTTTAAAGATGCGCATATGCTTAACCCCGGGCAAGTGGATATTGAAAAGGCACTAAAGTACAACGACTTTCGAAGGGAGGTAGAAGAAAATGCTACTACACCAAATAAGGATTAACTATCGGGATCTTTCTCCCACTGAGCGCACAGAAGCAATCCACGCCTACCGCGCTAAGCGACTTGCGGAACTAGAAACTCCTATTCTCGCTAAGCCAAAGACGTCAAAGAAAGCTACCAAGGGTAACGGCGCCTCCAAGCCAAAACTTTCTGACGCTGAAAAAGCATTACTTAAAAAGCTCGGTGTTTCCCTTAAAGCCCTCAAAGCAATGGAGTAATGCAATGCCTTTTGCTTATGTTCTTTCGCCTTACACCAGCAAATGTGAAGTCGAGATGAATCTCCGCGCACATATGACAGCTTGCGGTATTGCTCAACTGATGGAGAAGGTTGAATTCAAGGAGTACATTTTCTTCTCTCCAGTGGTCCACTACCACCAAGTTGCAATGCGCTCCATCGCACTTCCCCGCGACGTTGACTTCTGGTGGAATATTAACCTCACATTCATGCAGCAAGCAACCCACGCTGTTGTCTTTCAAATGCCTGGGTGGGAAGAATCAAAAGGTATCAAGAAAGAACTCGATTGGTTTAACTCCAACACAAAACCTGAAGTCATATTCTACAACACTCACTGGGAGAAGTTTTAATGGAAGAGAAAAAAGTATTTTACATCAGTCCTCTCAAGGTAAAAGTCAACACTGACCTCCCGCGATTCCGCGAGGAGATGGGTGATGTTGATGAACTAGCGCTTTCGCTAGTCCAGAAAGGTCAGCTTCAGCCCATCGTCGTCAACCAGGAAATGGAACTCATTGCTGGTGGCCGCCGCCTGGCAGCCTGCCTCAAAGCAAACATTGACGTCCTTTGTATCTTCAACAACGCGGTTGACGCTCTCACCATGCGGGAGTTAGAAATTGAAGAAAACATCCAGCGAAAGCAATTCACCCCGGCTGAGGAATTTAAGGCCATCGCAGAGCTGCATTCCCTTAAGCAACAGCGATTTGGGGAAGCTTCTTCTGGACGCAAAGGCGGCCACACTTTACAGGACACGGCTAATCT